TTGTAAAAATATTAGTAAGAAGTTACGCATAGGAGAATAATATGCCAAAATCAAGCAGAGGAACAGCAAAAGCAAATCCTTACATGAAGAAGAAGAAGAAAAAGAAGGGTGGAAGTAAAAGAGGTTAACTGGGAAGAATATTATGCTCGTATAAAGAGTGTATGTCCTTGGAGCCACAGAGCATTCATGAATGACAAGATATTAGTTTGGGAACAACCACATAAAACAATGAAAACTGTTAGTGGCACGTTTGACAGCACAGATTACGAAGCATTTGTTTATGTATTTAAAAAGGCTACACCACAAGAACTTGAAGAGTTAGTGACAGCATACAATGAATATAGACCTAACAGTGAGTTCCTATGGAGCCATCCACAAGCAGATAGCGGTGATGGTAACAGCACAGATGTGCCTGTTATTATACAACAGAATAAAAAGGTGTTAACAGACCTAAGAGATAAACTAAACGGAGAACACAATGTCACAAGTTGACCTAATGACGTGGTATTATAAAAACCATGAAGGTAAAGATTACTACAATGATTTTATTGATGATATCATTAATGAAACTGTAACTGATCAAGCAAGTCTTGAAAAACTTATAGCAGACTGGCGTGAGTAGAGTAACTACAGAAAAACTTCACCAAGAACTAACTATCACACAAAACAACCTCGAGCATGTTCACGATTGTATACACAGGCTGGAAAAAGAAGTAAAAGACAGCAGAGTGTTTTATACAGTAAGACTGGATAGACTGGACAATAGAATATGGATGCTAATGGCATTAACATTTACTACATTCTTAACGTTATTCGCAAGTCTAATGTTCACGTAATACCTTAAAAATACCCAAAAAAGATAAATATAACTGTAATAGGAAACTCAGTGTGTTTTATCGAGCACACATCACAACTGACGATTGGTCTCCGATTTTGTAACTCCTATTACAGCACAAATAAATGAATCCAAAGTTCAAATATATGTGCCATTTAACTATTATGTTTAACATAGTAGATTTTCCTAAAAAATAGTAAGAAACACACTTTACCGTGTGTTTTTTGCTGACATAAAAAAGCACACTAAAGAGTGTGCTTTAATAGATGTGTATATATTATTATAGGTATTTTACGTTGTTATTTAAGGTGTGGGTTTTGTAAAAACGTTTTTGTTTACTTTGTGGCACAAGTGCTACAGTATAACTGTTGCTATGCTGATATGGTAAGGACATTATACGTGAAAATGTTTTGTATAAGTTTACATGATGAGTTGGTGCGGCAACTATAGGATGTATTGACGTTTGGCTACTTTGAACTGCTTTACGATAGTTTTGTAGAGTTGTTACAAGTAAGTAAGGCGCTGGTGGGCTATAGACAGCATACTGCTGATAATACTTACGCACAGTATAGGGTACTGGCGGATAAACAAGCATATACTGTTGATTAGTATTAGGCTTGTTGTGTTTATAAAATGTTTTTTTACTTACAAACTTTATTGGGTTTGAGGCTGAATGAAACACTTTTTTTGCTGTTGTTGTTGTAGACATATTTTGTTCTCCTTTATTTAAAATATACATTTATTATACTACACTTATCAATATTGTCAACCGTTAAATATATGATAAATACAATAAATAGATAAATACTATTGTAGCATAACTATTATCCCCGCTATTATCATAGCAGTCATAATACCAAATGTTGCCAAACATCGGTAAAGCCATAATGTATCTTTACCAGTTGTTATGCTACACCTCTTGCTGTTGGTAGAAGATCCTAATACTAAGTATTAACATCATAATGTAGCCATTAACTGCTGACAGCAAACTTTACTAAAAAAACTCCACTCTTTGACGTCATTTGTATAAATATAGTTACATTATGGCTTAACACAGAACCCTTACAGAACCCTAACAAACAGAACATAAGACTTGTCCGTCGGATATAAGGACCATGGCAAAAGTAGTGATTTCGGTAACTACACATGAGAAACAAAACTACAAGCACACTCCTGCTCAATGTAGTAATGTAAGACATCTTTCTGTTATGTCGCAAACATACGCATACGCATAAACAGTTATATTACTAAACACGAGATATAACTTACACTTATAATAGTGTAGTCGTGGCAAGTTAGGAAAAGCACAGAGTCCTTTGCGTAGTATGTATAAACAAAAATACTTGCTGTTGGAAAGGCTGTGATACTCACATAATGAGATCAGTTTTTAAAAGAAGACACTTATATAGTGTTTTCTTGACTGAAATATCTACATAATAAGTTTTAAAAAAGTAAACAAACAAGCAACTACACTCGTTAGAGTGTTTGCTGTTTGTTTTGTGTGAACGTAGTTCGCACATATACAATGCTTATACTGTTACTTGTTTAATGCTTCGCATTAACCAAAAACAACACACAAAACACTTCGTGTTAGTTGTGCTGTTGTTTAAGTGTTTCACTTCTTGTTATTGATCTTCACTGCCATGAGTAAATAACACGTAGGAGTAAACATGAGATATATAAACACAGATCCGCGATATGATACAAAAGGAATAGCAGATGCTCATCAACACTGGGCAAGAACGTTAACAGAACCATTAACAACCCAACAGCACCAAACACTTCAATGGCTGTATAATACATCACCCACAGAGCAACGTAACTATGTTATTATTGCTGACAAAAAGGTGTTATGCGGCACAAACAGAACGAGTTATCAGTTAAAAGCAAACGCAGGCTGGATACAAACGTGGCCCATTTTGCCTAAATAAGATAAATATACAAGCATACAGTTAACACTGATTACAGGAGACATCTATGTCTAATGAACATGAACAAACCACAGACAACTTAACAGAATACGCAGAAGAACATAAGCCGTATCAAGTAACTAAAATAAAATATGGCGATAAGACAGTTACTGGCAGAATAGTTGGACGTGCTAAAACAGTTATACCCGAGGCAGAGTTTTATCAAATGGCTTGCTTGTTTTCCACATGGAAAGACTTTAGTGAGTACTATTCAGTGCCGGAGAGCACACTTAGAGATAACTTTCGCGATTTATATATAAAAGCACGACAAAAAACGAAACAAAAACTACGTCAAAAAATGCTGGAAACAGCACTTAATGGTGACCGAGTCATGATGATATGGTTATCTAAGCAATGGTTGGATATGGCAGATTCGCCAGTAAAAGGATCCGACAGTGACGTGCTACCATGGAATGAGGAAACAGCAGATGAAATGGAATAACAAACAAGTGTATTACACTATAAAAGACAACTTTGAACTAAGTGAGCGTTATATGGCGTATTACTATGCGTTAGCAGGCGTTACAGTAGGCGTTACAATAGGTTTAATACTATAATGCCAGTACCTCCAAGTAACGTTAGAGCAACAGCAAGACGTGCCTTAGAGGTGCGTAAAACACTTCCCAAGAGCAAACAAGCAGGAACAAGTGTAGGCATGGCTCGTGCTAATCAACTTGCTAAAGGCGATAATCTAAGCAACGAGACTCTTAAACGTATAAAAAGTTTCATTGCTCGTCACAAGCCAAACTACGAACGAGCACGAAGTCAAGGTAAGACTATCAAAGACGGTGGCGTTATATTAGCAATGGCATTGTGGGGATATCCGGGGATTAGTGGCTGGGTTGATAAAAACTTAAAGTCATAAAAGGAGGAAGGCGCCTAATGTCTACAAAAGCGCCTTCTTAATAAGAGTTTAACTAACAAAACTCTAACTATATACAATGATCCGTTTTCGACTTCTTGAGTGGATCAAACTCTCATTAACAGACCTTAAAAGGGGGGCCTTTGGTCTATAAACTTTTAAGCAAACACTCCTTCGTTAACTGTGCCTTCTTCTATGATTTCAAATGTAGCGACATCAGTAATATAATAGTCGATCTCCATATCGAAGTGAGCAAAACTATCTGCTTTCATTTTTTCTATATCATCGCCTTTACTTACTGGATAGTATTGATTTTCTCTGTCTCCCCATCCTTTAACATTTAATATAAACATATTTTGTTCTCCTTTTTTAAAATATACATATAGTATACTATACTTTTAATCTGTGTCAACCTCAATAAGCCTTAAGTGTTATTCTTGCGACGCCACTTTTACCTACTCTATTATCATATACTCCACCAAGTTGGCTCGCCACACTATTCATTATATAAGTAGGTAGATCAGTCTGCCATTTAAAGGTGACATTTTCTTGATATGCTCTATACTTGAGAAAATCTTGTATACTGCGTCTTGTTACTGTAGAAGCACCGGTATGTTTTAGTGTTTCGACATAATCAAGTATTTCATTTTCTATATTCATATTAACTCCTTATCTAACTATACATATAGTATAGCATCTTTTTAATCTGCGTCAACCTCTACTTGACTACACT